GAGCCCTGACCAGCCACGGGCACCGCGACTCTCGTCCTTGCCGCTGTGGTGGACAGGGGCCACCATAGCGCCCGTTGCGCGCGTGATCTCCTTGCAGTGGCCCATCACCATGCCCATGTCCTCGCCGCTGTTCTCGTTGCCGCCGGGCATGACCTGAGCCAAGGTGTCGATCACGATCAGGTCGAACTCGCCTACCTTCTTGATCTGCTTGATCAGGGCCTTCACATCGACCAGGTTGCGCAGGTCGGGCGCGTCGCTGATGAAGGACATCTCCAAGTCGCTGGGCGCAATGCCTTGGGCCATGCAGTAGCCGAAGACGCGCTTGCGCATGTCCTCCTGGCCCTCAGCCGCGATCCACAGCACGCGGGCCTTGGTGGTCTTCTTGCCCCGCCAGTCCACGCCGCGCGCGATGGCAGCGGCCAGGTCAAAGACAAAGAAGCTCTTGCCGCTGCCTGAGGCACCGTAGAACACGCCAAAGTTCGCGCGGGGCAGCACGCCCTTGATCAGCCAGCTCGCCTTGCGCCTGACAATGAACTCCGCAGTCGTCTCGATGTTGAATCGGTTCTGGTGTATGACGGCTGCGGCTGCGGCCTTTTTTGCGCTGGCGATCACCTCCGGGTCGGCTGAGACGTCGTCGAACTCGGAGAGCACGTCCGATGGCGTGGTGGCCTTGGGCTTGGCCTTGGTGCAGTGCTCCAGCCACAGGTAGGCCAGCGCCCGGTCGGGGTCCTGCCTGCGGTGGGCCAGCGCGATGTCCATGACCGGCTGGCTGGCCGCCAGGATGGACAGCACCGTGGCGTCGTCGTAGCCCGCGCTGTAGAGCTGGACACCGGCCGCGTGCAGGGCACCGGAGCGGTCCTGTACGTCGGCGCTTGGGCCGTGCAGCAGCAGGTCGCGCGTGGCCTCGGGGATGGGCATGTCGGCCACGTCGGGCAGCGCCAGCTCGTGGACCAGCTCGGGCATCTCGATGGGGATGACGTTGGCCGAGCTGATGGTGGACTTGCGCATGCCGTCGAACAGGCCCTGCAGCACCTCGGGCTTGGCCGCGACCATGGGCCGGGCCAGCTTGGTGTCGCCGGTGATGGTGAGGAAGCGCGGCGTGTGGCCGCTGTACATCTCGATGCCGATGTCGTGGTTGTTCCAGTCGGTGTGGAACTGCCCGGTGGCCAGTATGCGCAGGCCAGTGCCGCTCGGGCTGACCTCGGTGTAGCTGCCCATAGCGTCGACGATCTCGCGCGCCCACGGGGCGATCTGGCCGTCCTTGCGGCACTCGTCGAGGTCGATGCCCACCACGTCGGTGAGGCCCGTGAGGACCAGTCCGAGGCCGGAGTAGCGCGTGGGGTTGAGGGACAGGGTCCTAGACGCGGTCTCGAAGTCGCCCCACTCAGCGACCTTCTTGGTGGACAGGCCGTAGTGCTGGGGGCTGTAGGGGATCTTGTCGTACTTCTCGCGGGACTCGTTCCAGACGGCCTTCCACACGGCCCAGCGGCGAAGTGCTCTCAGCTCGGCGGGGATGTTTGCGCCGTTGAAGACCTTGCCAATCGGTGGAAGGTCGGGATTTGGTTGTGACATTTCATATCCAGGTGCTATCCAGAGAAAGGAACGACGGCGGGCGTGGATAAAGCGCTTTCGGGACGGGGAGCTACCCCACCCCTAGCCGGGTTCGGACGCGGAGTCTATCAGAAGGCCTCGGGCGGGGTCAGCAGGTCGCGCAGCTTTGGATTGACCAAGAGCTTGCGGTCCACGCCCGTTGCCTGCTCGATCTCCACCACGCGCTCGGCCGGGGCCCAGCCCCGGCGCAGCCACGCGCTGACGTTCTGCTGGCTGCAGCCCAGCAGGTCGGCCAGCTTGGCCTGGCTACCGGCCGCGTAGACGGCCAGCTCGATGCCGGTGAGTTGGTTGAGGGTGCTCATGTGTTTTTCTTTCGGCCTATCTTGGCCCACATGACTGCGGGCAACCACTTAATGTGGCGTGTTGGTGGGAAAAATACTCTCAGGACGTACCGACGCCCAAACAGTTTGATGCTTGCTCTCATGCCGTCACCGGCACGATGCGGTAAGGGGACTCGCTGCGCGGGCGCACGAAGCGGGTGAGGGGCGTTATCGTGGTGGGCTCGTCAACGAACACGCGCTTGTCCATGGTCGTGCGGCTGCTGTGGAAGCACTCGGGGTACTGCTCCTTGAGCTCGGTGATGTAGGCCTCCAAGGCCACGTTGGGCATGATGGGGTAGTTCTTGTCGGCGCGCACTTTGCTGAGGTCGCGCAGGCGGGTACGTTGCAGGTCATTGAGTAGTGTCGTGGTCATTTTTGATCTTCCTTTTGGATGTTGCGTTTAGGTAGTGGGAGCCAGCCGATGCACCAGTTGCTGTTCCAGATCCCGGTGGTGCAGATACCCCCGGTCGTCAGTAGCAGCAGCTTGGTGTTCTCGGGCGGCTTGGGATCGCCCGCGTGCGGGTACAGGAACTCCTGGCCACCGGCCAGGTAGCGGGTTTCGTTCATTTCTTCTTCCTTGTTGGCCTTGGGCAGTTCTCCGGCGGCACTACGACGCACCAGACAGCCTGGTGCGGTTGCTGCTGCCCAGCCTCCGTCCACCGGTCGATGTAGGCGTCGGGCATACTGCGGCGCAGCGCGGTGTCAATGGACTTGGGGTCCGCGTACAGCTCCTGCGCGATGTAGTTGACGGTCAGCCCATCACTCTCCTCGCGCAGCAGCGTGCGAATCCTCTCTGGCCATTTGGCTTTCATGTGTTCTTACTCCGTAACGCGCTTTCAACTGCATCAACAAAGTCATGCACAGTACCGCTTGTATCCATATCTAACTTCGTTATCTCCTCATCCGTCAGCCCTACCCACGGGCGCTGAGGTGGGGTGGTGTAGAGTTCGTAGTCGCCTTCCGGCAAATCGCCGTTGTAATCAAAATCAATATTTGTCATTGACTTGGCACCACGAAAATAACGCACAGATAGCGAACCAACAGGCTCCTGCGCTGGCTGTGCGGTAGAGTTCAACACCATCGGTGCGCCATCCTCGTACTTCGCCAAACGTTCATGAAGTTCAAGCACATAAGTTTTCCAGCGTTCCCATTGACGCAACGCCATTTCATGTGCGCGTTGGTTTACAGGCTCTTGCGTTGCTTGTTCTAAAGCGGCTTCCCACGCCATTTGGCATCCTTGCTTGAAGTCCTCATTGCCCCAATGCTCGTTGTTGTACCAATCAAGGAATGCTTGGCGGTTAGGTTTCTGCGCTGGCTGTGCTGCGGGTGGGGTAATAAATGCCGCTGTGAGTGCCGCTGTGAGTCGGCGCTCAAGGTCAACTCGGTACTCTTTTCGCATTGCGCTAATCCCATCTTCTACGATTGACGCTTTGCAATTGTCCCTTGCCTCTTTCAGCAAATCAAGCCAAGCCACAGGCTCCTGCGCTGGCTGTGCAATCGCATTGACAGCCTTGTCGATGCTGGTCTGTGTCTGATACAACATCCCGTCAACGAATCCACGCTCGTAGTCTGGGCCTTGGTCAATTCTTGGCTCCTGCGCTGGCTGTGCTAGGGCTTCTTTCATTGCGTCTGCCTCATAGTCTCGCAATCCTTTTTGCCCAATAGTAGGCAACCAGCGACCAATGTTTTCCAGCGCCTCGATTCCCAGCTTCAATGCTTCGTCTTTAGTCATGTTTTCTCCTGCGCTGGCTGTGCTAGGGCTTTTTTGATGGCGGTGATGGCTGCTTGCACTTTGGCGCGGTTTTCATGGGTGCCTGTGTCATCAATTGAATACACAATCATCTCAAGCTGCCCTATATACCAATCACCCGCCAACAACGCCTCAAGCGCCAGCTTCAATGCTTCTTCTTTAGTTACCACGGTGCGTCCTCATAGTTGTCAGGATTAAACTTAACCGGCGGTGCTTTAGCAGGCACAGGCCGTGGAAATGGTGGGAAAGGCCACATCAGAACCCCCTGCTCTGCACACGCAGGAAGTCATTAGCGCCGCGCCTCACAGGCTCGACTCGCTCGGGCACGTACTGATCTCTTGCCCATATGCTCATCTGCGGAGGGGGCACAGCACCCGGCTCCTTCTGCATGGGCACAAAGCCGCCGCGAACATACTTGGCAGGGTTCTTGTCGCCCAGCTTGTTGGGCACAGCGCCGAGGGATGCGTCAGGGTTCTTGCGCATCAGGTTTGGGTTACCGGCTTGTAGTTTCATTTCAATTTCCTTTCACGCATAACACTTGCTTCAAGGTGTGTACCACCTCAACAAGATCGGTTTGGTTGGCCATCACTTGGTCGATGTCTTTGTAGGACGCTGGGATTTCGTCGATGACGCTGGCGTCTTTGCGGCACTCTACGCCTTCGGTTTGTGCGATGAGGTCAGTGATACTGAATCGTCGCTTGGCTTCAGCGCGTGACATAACTCGACCCGCTCCATGTGAACAAGAGCAGTAGGACTGGAGGTCACCTTTACCGCGAACAATGTAGGATCGCTGCCCCATGCTGCCCGGAATAATTCCGAGGTCTCCTGCGCGAGCGCGGATAGCGCCTTTTCGAGTGACCCACATGTTGCGTCCGAAGTGGCTTTCTTTTTCGACATAGTTGTGATGGCAGTTGATTGCTTCCTGTGTGATGGTGAACTCTATGGGCAACATACCCCGCATGGCACCGATAACTTCGAGCATCATGCGGCGGCGATTCTCAAGCGCATAGTTCTGCGCCCAGCCCACGGCATACATGTACTCGTCGAAGTTCTTTGTATCCTCGGGGAAGTACGCGAGGTCGTCGTCAGGCAGCGTGATAAAGAACTGCTCCATCTGGCGCTTGGCCTTGGCGATGTAGTGCGTCCCGATCATGTTGCCGATACCGCGTGAGCCTGAGTGCAGCATGATCCACACGTCTTGGTTTTCGTCGATGCACACCTCAATGAAGTGGTTGCCTGACCCAAGCGAGCCGAGCTGCGATGCCGCCTTGGCGTGGAACTTTTCCCAGTCGCCTTTGAACAAAGGGTCGATGACTGTGCGTACCAGCTCAGGGGTCAGCTCACCAATGTCAGTGCTGTGGTCATGTGCACCACCCACACCCAGCGGTACGCGGCGCTCGATCTCGTCACGCAAAGGCTTGAGGTTATCCGGCAGGTCGCTGGCCTTCAAGGACAAGCGCACTGCGTTCATGCCGCAGCCAATATCCACACCCACCGCAGCGGGGATGACTGCACGTTCCGTAGCGATCACGGTGCCCACAGTTGACCCGATGCCTGCGTGTACATCAGGCATACACGCCACGCCGTTGCTGTTGATGAACGGCAATCGTGCTAGGTTCTTGAGTTGTGTCAGCGCTGTGGCCTCCACCTCGTCCGTCCATATTTTGATAGGGCGTGCGCCCTCGTCTTGCAATACTTGTTTCATTTCAGAACCCAATCGTAAATGGTGGGAACGCAGGTCTTGCGAGGTTCAAGGGGTATGGACGCGTACGTGTACCCGAGGATGAACATGGTAGTGGCGGCGATGCCCACCAAGGCGAAGAAGTCTTTGAGCAGCTTCATTTCACGGTTCCTTTGCTCAAAGTGTCTAGGTACGCGATCAAGCGGGCGATGCGAGCGGTGTTGTAGTCCACCACGCTTTGGGCATAGTCCACGCCCGACTCGGCCTCCAGCTTGGCGATACGAGCTTCTTGCAGTTCACGCAGTGCCAGTTCTGCTGGCGCGGGCTGGCGGAACAGGTTCTTGAGCCAGGCGATCATTTTGCACCTCCCTCGGCGGCCTTGGCGGCGCGCTTCTTGGCGTAGTATTTGCGGGCGTAGGCCGCGCGCTGCAGGCGTTTCTTGGCTTCCTTCTCCACGTCGGCAGCGGTAAGGCCAATAGGCGCATTGGGGCGCTTGGCGTAGGTGCGGTAGACCAATTGGTTCTGCAGCGATACCAGCCGGTCGTCTTGGTCTTTGAGCATGATGCTCATGCTGTTGATGCGTTGCACATCTTGGTCGTGCAGGACGATCAAGGTTGCAAGGCGGGACTCTAAAGCCGCGATGCGTTTGAAGGGGTTCCAGTTCATGTGTGTACCTTTGGTTTACAGCAGCAAGATCGCTGCCGGGGCCGATCATACAACAGCTTTTTGTATTCCACAACAAAAATTTTTTATAAAGTTACAGCAAAAGTTCAAAAAGCCGTGTATCATCCGTCCGCAACAACGATTTTGTTGTTGTTCAACTGGAGATACACACATGAGTCTTGAAGACAAAATCCAAGGGCTGACCGACGCGGTCAAGGCCCTCACAGCCGCCCTGAAAAAACCCGAAATCACTGCATCGACCGTTGATTGGAGCAGTCCTGAAAATGGCGGGTACGGAGAAGCCAATCCTGCACCGGCCAAAGCCGAGGTGGTGCCCCCAAAGCCCGCACCTACAAAGACCTCCTCGAAGACACCGCTGCCCGCGTCCTCTACGGAGCCTTCCTCGCAGGAGCGTTCGACGAGCCCTGCCTCGGAGACGAGCGCTACTACCTCAACGATTGAATACGCTCAGGTGGCCAAGGCCATCACGGACACGTTCAAGGTGGACCGCGTCAAGACCATCGAGACGCTGGCCAAGTTCGGCGCGACAAAGGGACCCCAGCTCAAGCCCGAGGACTACGCGGCCTTCTTGAAGGATCTGACAGCATGAGCTCCGTGATCATCACCTTCACCGACAACCCCAACGACGACAAGGTCGTGGACATCAAGTGGGAGACCAGCGACGAGAGCGACGCCCCCAGCGCGTCCAAGGCGCTGGCGTCCTACGTCTTGGACCACCTGCAGGCGATCCGCGACCCAGCGTCAATTACCGACGTGGAGCCCAAGGAATGAGCGGCCACGCCAAGCTGTCGCCCAGCTCGGCTGCGCGCTGGATGACCTGCCCCGGCAGCGTCACCCTGTCCGAGGGCATCAAGGACGTATCGTCCAGCAATGCCTCCGAGGGCACGATGATGCACGCCTTCGCGGCGCTGTGCCTTGTGGTGGGCGCGGACGCCAAGGACTACGTTGGCTCCATCGACGACGAAACCGGGCTGGTCTTGGACGAGAAGCAGGCCAAGGACGTACAGTTCTACGTGGACCACGTCCGTGACATCGTGGCCTCCACCGGTGGCGAGCTGCACATTGAGCAGCGCCTGCCCATCGGCTGGCTGACCGGTGAGGAGGGTGCGCACGGCACGGCAGACGCTGTGATCGTGACGCCCGACGAGCTGATCATCGTGGACGCCAAGTTCGGCTTCAGGGATGTTGAGGCCGAGCAGAACCCCCAGCTCATGATCTACGCGGCGGCCGCCTACGACGAGCTGAAGGTCGCCTACGACTTCCAGCGCGTGCGTGTCGTCATCAGCCAGCCCCGGCTGCTGGCCAAGCCG